GTACAAATTCTCTGCCATCTGCCACGTAGATTCTGCAGAAGTTAGTCTTGTGTTTTGATCTGTAATTTTATCTTCAGCAACTTTTAAATCTCTTTTAAGATTTATTATTTGAGTTTGATTGTCGTTGATTGTGTCTGTTAGATTAACAATATATCTAACGCCGGTGAACGTTCCAACTAATACAGAAGCTATTACGGGTACTAATATAAAATTCTTTTTGAATAGTTCTGCAATGTTCATAGTTCAAATTCCTCATTTTTTTTCCTCGATTTCATAAAAGAAATTGTCGGTGTCTTCAGTTTTCCACTCTCCGGTGTCCTCTACATTCCATTCATTAGTTTGTACTTTCCAGTCAGGAATATTGTCCTTAACTGTAAATGAAGGCAAGTCCCATATACATCTATTGTTTGGTTGAGCCGCATAATTTCCATCATCTAGAGCGATGATGTGTGCACACTTATGTTCGTGTGGGATCTCTGAATGATCAGTATCTAGTATATTAGCATCTGGGTGTGCCCAGTCAATAGTAAAAAGATACGCGCCGTGGTGCCACTTCTTATCTTTACCAATATATTTTCCTGAAGCTGCGCTTAAAATAGACCAATGAGTAACAGCAGGATGATAGCTAAAAGAATTCCAAAGCTCCAGCTCATCCAATCGTCTTCGTGGTACGTCTTCGACTTTGAAACCACGTTGGATAAATGCGCTAATAGGCAAGCGATAGAATATTGCGCCGTTCTCCATAAGAGCGTGCCATAATATTGCACGGCCACCCATACTGGTAATACCAAAGATAATACAGTCTTCAACTTCTCCTTGATGTTTTTTACTGTCATATAAATACTCCCTTCGTATTTGTGCGTAAGTTGGTGGTATGTTTGCATTGAGATAAGCCATTACTTTATCTCACCCCAATTACTACCTTTTTCATAATCAACTTTATTAGGAACCTGAAGTTCAACAGCAGACTCCATAATATTAATTATTTCTTCTGCTTTTTTATCAGACTCAACAGATATATCTACTTCATCGTGTATCTGTATGTGTGGTATTATACCATTTTCATATAAAGCTACCATACTTTTCTTTGTCATATCAGCTGCTGATCCTTGTATTAATTTGTTTAATGCTTTGTAAGTAAATGCACGTTTAAGTGGTTCATCATATTCTTTTCTAGCTTGTTCTAATGGTAATGGTTTAAATATACCAAATTGTGTTGGTTGCCATAAATCAAAATGACACGCACGTCCTCCTAAAGTTCTAATCTTACCACGATCATTTGCCTTACGAGATACATTGTCCATTAGTTGTTTAACAAATGGTGCCTTTGTGTGATATTGTTTAATTAATTTTTCAGCAGACTCTTTCATCAAACCTAGTTCTGCCATTAATTTATTTTTACCCATACCATACATTAAACCAAGGTTAATAGTTTTTGCTTGCTTACGTTCAATGCCTGCCATATCTGCAACTACCTGGTGGAAATCTGCATCACCTGCATTGTAGGCATCTACAATTTCATCTACACCAGACAAGTTTTGTAACTTAGCATAGTGTACTAAAATTCTAGGTTCTTGTTGTGAGTAGTCAAACGATCCCCAAACAGTTTTTTCTTCTGGAATAAAAATAGATCTAATCATCGGTCCGAGCTCCGGGTGCCTTGCTGGAATCTGCTGTAAGTTTGGATTGCTCATAGAGAATCTACCAGTCACGGTCCCACCTGCATCAGATCGTATTTGATTTATGTCTGCGTGTATTCTTCCATCAACAGAGTGTTTAGTAATTGAATCTATAAATGTAGTGTGAGCTTTATTTATCTCTCTTGCATCTGCAATTAGTTTTGGTAATTCGTGTGGATGGTTTTGTAAAAAGTTTTTAGTAAAGCTAGGTTGGTTACTTTTTTCTGTCCTGTCATAAGGAAGTTTTAAATTATCAAATGCTTTAGCGATACTTCGGGCTGCGTGTATTTCTACGTTAACTCCTGTTAACTCTTTGATTTTACTAACGATTTTAGACTCACGTTGCATAAGATTTTTTTTGATTTTAGCTGCTTTCTCTAAATCAACTCTTACACCTTTGAATCTCATATCAACTAAACAAGGAAATAATTTTGTCTCCAGATTAAATACATCCCATAGTTCTTGAGTATAAAGTTCAGTCTCTAATCTTTTCCAAAGTTTAAGTGTAGCTTCAGCATCTCGTTCAGCATACTGGCCTACAAATAATGCAGGCAATCTCCACATATCTTTTTTAGCATCAAGTCCATATTCTTTTGCAGCTGCTTGTAAGATAGATTCATCTTTACCTATACCTACATAAAATTTTGCTAGTGTGTTTAATGCATAAGACATTCTGTTCTCATCTATCAAAGATGATGCTATCATTGTGTCAACTATCTTACCCTTAACAATAACACCTGCTGATCTTAACCAACAAACATCGTACATTGCATTGTGAAATATAAAAGTAGTGTCAACCTGGCTACAAATATCTTTTATCCAGTTTAAAACTAAATTTCTGTCCATATTACCACCAGACTCGTGGTGGATAGGAAAGTACCCTGACCAGCCTTCTACGGCCACCGCAACGCCAGCAATGTGCCCTCTACCAGTGACATTACCTGACCCTAGTGTAGTTAAATGAGGATCATTAGTCTCTAAATCTATTGCTATTTCTTTGTGTCCTCGAAGATCTTTTAATTCTTCTGGCATCACCCACTCTGTTTCTGGAGTAAACAATGGTATCTGGGTATTTCTCACGAATAGTCCCTTTCAAGAATCATCTCTAAATAATGTATTGCCTTCTTCACATCTTCCTCTTTTCCCTTTGTAGAATGTCTACATATATATTTTATAGCGTTGCCTTCTGCAAAAAGCAACTTGTTTTCGTTTATAAATTCTGCAGGCTGTATCTTCATATTACGATAATGTTTACCACCCACCTGTTTACCTAGTGAGTCGTATCCTGCTTTTTTAAGTAGTTCGCTATTTGTCATTTTTTTTCTCCTCATAATCTTTATATTCTTTTAATGTTTGTTCACTTGGATAATATACCTCAACAAAACTATGACACTTTGGACAAGATAAATTTGTGACCATACTATAAGTATCATTTTCTTCTTCGATGTCGTGATCTCCACCCCAAATTAATTCTGTGTTACAGTGCCAGCATTTCATAATATATAAGCTCGATCAAAATCTTTTGGATCTAAGACGTGCAATTCACGCTTCGCGCGCGTTGCTCCGGTATAAAATAATCTATGTAATTCATCCGGGTCGTGACTAAACGTTTCTAGCGCAGCACCTGTTATGTCTTGCATCAATAAAACTTTGTCAGCTTCTCCTCCTTTCGCTCCGTGTATAGTTGACATTATTATACGAGGATTTCTATTTAATGTTTCACCATTCGCCCTCATATTACGAATGTAATTCTCGGTCATAGCATCTAGACCTTCGAATGCTTCATACCAAACTGTGTTTATTAATAAACCGTGCTGTTGTTGACACTCTTCTAATTTATATTTATTATCTGCGTGTAGTGTTTTACCTTTTCTAAATCCTTCTAATACATTTGATCCAAGATATTCATAAATATTTTTTATCTCCAGGTGATTAAGTAATCCACCTTTACGCCAAGCTTCCCAGTTATTAAGAGCTAGTAATAATTTAAGTGGTATAGAGTTACGTCCTTTGTATTGATAGTACCATCCTTGTATTTCACATAAATCTTTAGCATCATCTAAAAAATAATTTGCAGCAGATAAAACTAACCAATTGCCTTGACTCATATCTACTTGTGTAATGTCAGAATATCTTTTTAAGATTCCTTGTTCTTCTCTAGGTTTATAATTTTTATCAAATCTATTTTGTACTTTGTTTATAATATTTTGTGATAGTTCGTGTATAGGTCCACCAGGAATCCTATAAGATTGATCTAGTGTTTGTATATCATCTACTTCTTCTTTAAGTGCTATGAAGTGATCTACATCTGCACCGGCCCATTTAAATATAGCTTGGTCATCATCGCCTGCGATGTAAGTCTTACCTGCTCTTGCCCAAATTTTTCTCACCATCTCCCACTGTAATAAAGATAAGTCTTGCGCTTCATCTATAAACAATACTTCAAATTTATTTGTAGATTCTTTTGCAATAAAATCTTCTAGTAAATCATTAAAATCTTTCAAACCTTTTTCTTTTTTAAATCTTTTTAGCTCTTCTGACAATAGAAACAAAGTGTTGCGTTCTATGTCTAATATGTTCTGTCTTGAGTCATAATACTCTAATAAGTCCATTCTTTTTACAGCTGCTGTATTTATAATTGTAAGGTATTCGTTATCACAATTAAAAGTACCATCACTATCAGAAAACTTTGCTGTCTTAATTGGTATGCCACATTTCTCACCAAACTCTTTGTAGTCATCTGCACCTAACATCTTTTCTTTAGTCATTCCTAATTGATTAAATGCGTAGGAGTGTAAAGTTCTAAAGAATGCTAGATCATTTTCTATATCTAAACCAAATTTCTTTGCTGCTCTGTTTGCTGCTTCTGTTGCGGCTTTTTTAGTAAACGAAAAGTACCCAATTTGTTTAGGTCTTACTCCCTGTTGAATAAATTGATCCACTAGATTTAATAGTGTTGTTGTTTTTCCTGTCCCCGGCGGTCCTAATATTATTGTTTTCATATTTTTTTATTCTTCTTTCTAGTATGTTGTTTTTAGTTTTAAGTTTTTCATTTTCTTTTTGTAATTCTTCTATCTTCAAACGAAACTTTAAATGCCAATTAACCCCCACATCTGTGTCAAACATTAAAAATGCTCTTCTAGATATGCTGTTTTAGAAACTGACGCCTCTGTCTGTTTCATTGTTTTTATTTTAATTAGTCTTGGTTGTTGTTTTTTTATTCTTACTCTCTCTTCTCCTACAAACTCATCAAGTCTTTTAATTAAATTACCTGTCTGATTTTTATCTTTCTCCCAGTGATTACGTTTGCAAAAATTATAAAAGTCTTCCATTCTAAAATATGTGTATTCTCTTTTCTCATCAGTAAAAGGTAATTTATTAAACACATCATCTATAACTCTTGCTGATTGTCTATTTGTTGTCCAGTCTTGCAACAGTCCAGTCAATTCATTAACAGGATTTAAAGACTCTAAAGGTTCTACTTCTTGCAGTCCTTGCATCATAGGTTTTAAAAAATGTTGTTTCCAATCTTTTGGTTTTGGTATTGGTACTATTAGATTTGCTTGATCTAAACACGCTAACGCAAAT